GTGGTATCTTCGCCATCAGGCAAACCCCGCTGCTGTACTCGCGCCACTTACAAGACTACTTGCGATATTGCCGCCAAGGCGCCACCCGGATCCTGTGAGAATCGTGTCGGCGCGTTCTTCTCCTGCCTTAGCTGCGATTCGCCCCCGCTCCCGCGTGAGACTCGCCTGCTGCTTGCCCCGCTCCAGTATCCGGTTCACGTCGCGCTCGATATTTGCTTGTGTCTCATCCACTACGGCCTCAGCGGAGCCGGCCATTTGCACGCCACTGCCAGCAGCTGCGGCTCTTTGCGCACCCATGATGCGTTGGCCCTTATCCTCAAGCATTTCTGCCTGGTCACGCGCCTTGTCCATGATGACGCCGGCGCGTTCTTTTGCAAGCTCCTGGCGGCGCTCACCTTTGGCCTCTGCCGCCTCAGCCTGTGCCTTCTCTTGTTGGCGCTGCCCGATGGCGCTTGCTATGCCGCCTGCCGCGGCCACGCCTCCTGCTATCGCTCCTGCAACTCCCATTACAGCACCCTCGCATAAATCAGGCAGTCAGAGCCGTCCGGGAACCACTTGCGCAACGGCTCAGTGTGCTCCCGTTTGAAGCCCAGTTTCTCCACGAACTTTTTCCCTGGATCCCAGTCGGCCATCATGTGGCTCTGCATTCGCCAAAGGCCGTGTCTCGCCATGAAGTAGTCGGCTATCACACGGACTTGCGCCAATGCACGGACAACCTTCCCAAAGTGCGCGTCCACCATAGCCCAGGCCTCACCAACGCCTTCCCAGAGGATTTGTACACCACACACGCAGATTACACGCTCATCATCGAGCACGGTGTATGCTGTGCCGTTTACGTCCTCGCCTCTCATGCGCATGCACATAGGCTCGAGCGCAGTCATGGCGTCCTGGTCCTCTTCACGGAACTCGCGCACCTTAACCATGAATGCCTCCATACTGCGCAATCTCCGGCACCATCGCTAAGAGTTCCATCGGAAGCGGTGTATCATTTTCGATATAGAACTGGCCCTTTCTGTCATGGACGTTTTTCATGTTCTTCTCATACCAGCCGGAGTGAAGGCTAGCACCGCCGAGTGTTTTTGGGTACTCGTCAAAGATGATTTCGCTCATGTTGTTGAGGTCGGGGCCGATCTTGGCGTATGCGGTTTCGTAGAAGCTAAACCAGGCGTTCGATATAGTGGTCTTGTTGACGCCTGGTAGCGGTAGGGTCTGAATCCTGGCTGTCATCGGAAGGCCCACCTGTACCTTGTCGCCGGCGAAGTCCAGGTCCACAGAACCCGAGGATACGGTCTTATTTGGATGTCGTTTGCCGTCTACCAGTATGGCGACCTCTTCACCCTCAAGGTGGTCAAGTCCGGAGACGCTCGTTATGTCGCTTCCGGTTTCAGTCTTTCCGGAGGCCACATAATAGGCGTCCTCGATATTGCCGCCGAAGTCGAATGAGTCCAGTTCTTCAATGTATCGTTTGGTGTTCCCGCCGATGGTGCGGTTTACGAGGAGGAATACCCTGTCATTCCCCGCATCACGGAGTATGGTTACATCTTCTACAGTCCCTCCAACATCATGTTTGCCGAAGCCGTGCAGTTTTTGGTTTTCATCATATGTAATGCTATATAGAGTCCCGTTTTCAGAGAGCGCCCAGATAATGACAAATGGAGAACGCTGAACTTTTAAGTGAGCTAGTTTCCCATCAAATACACTCTGATGGGCCTTAGTCATGTCACGGGATTGATACGCTTGTAGCTCATTCCAGAAAAAGTATTCCAGGAGCTTTGTTTGAGTGCCAGATGCAAACACAATCGCTGATCCAGGTCTGCATACTAGAGAACTCGATACCTTAGGTGTTGATCCAAATTCAGTAACGCGACGAAAAGCTATATCACTCGGGGTTACGGTTGGTCCTGAAGAAACTATCCGATACTCGCCCTTCACAGTACCCATTACAAGAGCGTCATCCGAGGGGAATATCCATGAGGAGTCCTTACCTACATGGCGCTCTAAAGACGGGTTCGCATTAATGGGATCATCATCATCAACTAATGAAGTGCCGTCCGTCCCCTCGCTATAAAAGTTGCGGGGGTCATTGAGGTGTGAGAAACGGACGAACTCATCTTCAATTATAACAAGACGGCCCTGCCACCAGGCTAAGTCCGTCGCGCTATTGGCGTTCCCCAGGGCCGATTTGCTTACCTTTACCCATGTGCTTGCGTCCGTTCCTGGTTCTACATCGAAGTGCTTCTTCCGGCAAACATAATACTCATTGGTATTATGGATCACAATAACGCCGATATCATATTCTTGACTCGCCGTCCAGTCTGTTATGCTGTCATCAATGGTGTCGAATGCAAATACAGATAACATATTATTCAGGGTTCCATCGTCAAACTGCACCGTGTACACGCCTGTGCCTTCACTGAGAAATACGCGGTCACCGAACAGCTTCCCGGTGTCGTAATAGCTTCTCCTGTCTTTCGTGTACAGCTCATTTGTAAACGATACACCCCAAAAGTCAGAACTTATATCAATGCTGTACTTCGTGCTTGTCTCTATGGTAGTGCCATCATCCGCATCCGCTTCTTCTAGACGTCCATCCTGAATGATGAGCATGTAATTTCTATCGCTACTAGACGTAATCCTGCTTTCAGCCGTCACCGCATGAATTCGAGATACCGCAGATCCGTTCACTTCTTTTACAAACTTCGTACCTGGCGTACGCTTCAACCCGCCATTCGGCAACACGACCATGTTGGTGAGCTCGGACAATCCAGCCCAGTAGTCCTGCTGCTGCGAGCGAAGCACTTCACGCTCATCAACCTGGCCGCGTTTGAAGTTTGTGAAAAGCTGCTGCTGTGCCATCAGTGATAGTCCGTCCAGGGTTCATATCCGGCAAAGGGATTACGCACATCATCGTTCTCAAGGCCGTTCTCGTACAGCTCTCCGTCCCGCGCCATAGCAATCGGCAACGCCGTGCTCTGGTAGTACTGTACGAGGCTTGTCTGCATCTGGGGAGATTCTTGCAGCGGCATTGCTGCCTGAGCGGCCAGCGCGTAGGCAATCACTTCAGCTACGTGAGGATGAAGGTTGCCTTCCTGTGTGATGCGCCCGGTATATCGAATGGCCAGCTCGGAGTAATCGCAGTACAGCGTATTCCCCTCGATGCGCCACTTCGCCGTAGTGAGTTCCTCATATGTCTCGCGTTCTGCCTCAAGCAATGCTTGGAGCCGGAGGAACAACGGGTCAGTAGGCAACGCATAGGCGTAGTCAAAGGGAGTAAGGTTCCCACTCACCTGTGCCAGCCGCTTACGAAACGTTGCACACGCCCAGTCGTGGGCCTGCAGCACTTCGTCTTTGACTTGCGGGTACAAGTCGTTCAGGACGATTGCACGCTCATCAGTAGAGGAGTCGGGGTCAGGCACGCGGCCTGCCCCGATCTCATACAACGCTCTGTTGAAGATTCCTGCCTTACTCGGCATCACTTCAGAGCCTTTTCACCTTGGAGCGCGGATTTCACCGCGTCCTGGGTCTTTTGCTTTTCCTCTTCCTTCTTCTGCTTCTCTTCTTTGAGCTTTCGGTCACGCTCCTGGGCTTCGGTGACCTTTTTCTTGCCACCTTGGTCGAGGCCCTCCCAGTCGGGCCGGGCCTCGCCATCCCAGTCGAACACGTCGCCTTTCTGGAAGAGGACGCCTTCATGAAAGCAATCTCTGGTTGCTCTGTATCGCGCCATGAGGACCTCCTAGTTGGTGTTCATGAACTCAATCCAGGCGTCCACCTTGCCTCCAGTGAGGGCGGCGGTGCCAACGTTGTAGTTCATGCGCAAGTACCGCTCGGTGTTCACAGGCAGCGCCTGCTTAATCACCACGTCACCTGCGTTGTACGTGTCATAGCCTGCAGAGCTCACGCTGATACTCGTATCAGCGAAAGCGTCGCTGTCTCCGTTGTCACTGGATTCCTGCAGCGCCATGCTTAGCGTTGCAGAACCACCAGAATTCACGTCCTCAGCGATGGATACTACAAGCACCAGCTGCCCGGTGCCACCTACTTGTGCACCAGCCGCTCCCAGGTCGATGACATCTTCCGAGGGATTGTCACCAGTACCAAAGGAGCTCATGTCCTGTGCATCAGAAAGAATCAGTTTCTCGTCACGCATGATTAGCCTCCTTAGGTGACCTCGCTCTCGGTGATGAGCATCGTGTCGTTCAAAATCACTGGAATGTCCATGAACGAACGGATCCAGCGACCGCCAAACGGGGAGTCGGGCTGATACTGCACGTTTGCCTTGTCGGTTGCCTCCTGCTGGAGATACCGCCACGCACGCTTGTTCATCATGAGCCCAACGTTGTCGGCGTCGTCCAGCTCTTCCATTCCCTGCAGAAGCAGATCGTCGGTAAGGATGTTGCTCGTGCCACTCGTTTCGAGGTTGGCTACACGAACCACAGCGCGCGGATCCGAAATCACCAGACCAATGTTGATCTTGTGATGCGTGACCCATGCCTGATAGCTGCCGCCGTTGCTCGAGTCATACACCAGCTGGCGCCCGAGATCCTCTTCCTCGATCATGGTGGTCGGGTCTCCCGGAGGATAGACGCCGTACAGTCCGTTCTCGGTGTCAAACTTGATGAGATAGACGCTCATCAGGTCACTTCCAGACCCAGAGCCGTCGATCACCTGCGCATCTGAGACCTCATCGTAGTCCTCACGGTTTGCGAGTCCCTGAATGGTATCCGGGTTGCTCGTGCGGTTTCCGTACACGAACTTGGACGCAACCTCTTTGAGCATACCGCTCTTGAAGGCGTTGTCTTCAGTGGCCCGGAACGACATCGGGTCGGAATACCGCTTGGCGATGCGGTCGTCGATGTAGTTGTAGCTCTCGAGCGTTGCAATCGGCTCCTTCACCGGCTTCGTGCGGCTGGATTCGTGCTGAACGCCGCGGTTCGCACGGCCCCACTCACCACTCGGCTCAACGAGCCGGCGGTCGTGCTGGTGAATGTCATTGCCGTTCGCCTCAGTCCAGGTGAGGTACTGAAGCAGCTCAACCTTCTTCGAGGCGGCTTCGGCTATCTTCGCCAGCTTGCCATCCGGAGCTACACGATTTGCAAGCTCGAGGAGGGTCAAATTGCCTGTCGTATCAAGCGTTGCCATATCGCTCTCCTATGGACACCTACTGATTCATCGACGGGTACCGCTCCTTGAGCCACTTACGAGGGTCTTTCTGCCCGAGACTGCCTTGTCCGAGTTCAAGCGTGTCTTCACTGACGGCTTGCGCGATTTTCATCCACGCACGAATCATGCGCGGGTCGTCTCCAAACCCGCTCTCATCAAGAGCTTCTTTCAGCTCCTCGCCTCCGAGTTGACTGACAACGCGCTGTGCCTGGGAAATCTGCTCGTCGTACTGCTCACCAAGCTCTTGCTTGAGTTCCTTTTTCGCCTCTTCCTGGCGCTGCTGGCGCTGTTGCTGTTGTTGCTGCTGTGACTGCGCCACCAAGTTGTTGTACTCGTTGTAGAGCCCACGCGCCTGCTGTTTGGTGAGCCCGAGCTTGTGTGCAGTGTTTCGGAACCACGATTCAAACTCTTCGTCTCGCTGTGTACCCTCCGGCGGCTCGTCAAACTCGTATCCGTCCGGTTGTTCAGGGCGTCCTAACTTGTTGTAGAACTGCTGGAGCTCGTCGTTTGTGGCTTCCTCTCCCGGCAACGGGACCGCATTGTCGAGCTTTTGCTTTGTCTCAAGGTAGCGGTTTGCAAGCTCACCTGCCTTGGTGATGTCTTGAAACTCTTCTCTATCCCTGAGGTCTTTCGGCAGCCAGTTTCTCTGTGTCTGCTGCTCTGACGTTTGCGGCTGCTGCGGAGAAGCGCCACCTTCACTCCCGTTGTCACCGCCTGTCGCTTCGCCTCCGTCCGAGGCCTCGGCCTCTCCTTCGGCATGCCACTGCAGGTGCATCCGGTCGAGCTGGTCACGGAAGTTAATCCCGTTTCGGTCATTCCATGCGCTCATTCTTGTTCGTCTCCTTGCGCCATCTGAACGGATAACATCGCGTCCACGATGGGTTGTTTGTTCTGCTCATGCCAGATTCCTGTCCAGTAGAGCAGGTGGCCACGCGCCCAATTCTGAAGCGCCTGCCCACCTTCTCCCTCAACCTCTGTTGAGAAGAATCCAAGCGAAGCAAGGATATCGGTGAGTACCCACCGTCCCAGGTCTGAGGAAAACAGCCTATGGTACGCCTCAATGCGCTCACGTACCTGCTCCGGATCCTCACCTGTCTGCCGGCCAACGTTCTTTAGGTACTCGTGACTGAATGTCATCCGGCACCCCCAGCCATCTGTTGAAACATCGCCTGTAGCGGACTACCGGGCTGCGGTTGTATGTCTGCATCTCTAAGTGCTTGCGCTACCTGTTGCATTTGCTCCATTTGCTGCTGCTGTGCCTGTGCCTGCGCCCTCTGCTGGCGTATCTGCTCTACATTGTCCTCACTGCGGATAACATCTTGGTCTACGGAACTCTTCTGCAGCACGTCTCGCGTCCACCTATCCGTGTCAATCCAGTCCACTGCCGTCTGGTCGAGCTGGATAATCGGTGCAATCTGGGCAATCGTCTGTTGTACGGTCTGCATCCCGTGATGTTGTTTCTGTAGCTGCGCCATCGGGCCAACATAGTCAAACTGAAACGGGTCAGTGCCCTGCTGGTCTGCGAAGTCCAGTAATGCTTGTGGGGCCGGCGGGATACGCCCTGCTTCGTACTCAATCTGGAATGTCATGTCCAGAAGCGGGTCCAATAACTCGCTCTCTATGCGCCCCACTTGCGGAGAAAGCATCGCAGCCTTCTCACTTGCTATCTGCATCGCCTGTGTGGCTGTCATGTTCCCTCTGTCGGGGTTGGAGAGCATAGCGAAGAAGTCTACGTGATACGCCTCTCGAATCGCTTGCTCCAGTGATTGCTCCCGCTCTTGCCCAATCGGGTACTGCCCGGTTAGGTCCACTTTTCGTATGCCCTCATCAGGGCGCGTGTAGGGATTCATGCCACCAGGCTGCAGATTCAGTCTGTTCCTGCGTGCGCTCGGGTATTCCACCGGAGGCTGCGCGGCCAGGTGCGCCATGAGCATGAGCGTTCGGGAGATTTGGTTGAGTCTGATTGCATTCGGCAGTGCGAAAAAAGACGGGGAAAGCCCGTATGCATGACGGCTCACTGCGGTATGTCGCCACACGGTTGCCGGCATGTCGTCATAGCCGGATTCGCGGATAACCATCCAGTTCCGCTCAGGTAGCACATAGACACTCGCGTATGGTTTGTTTCTCGCATCAATCGCGCCCCATATGCGTTCCTCTCGCGGGAAGATGGCATGCAAGCACTCGTGATAGCTGTACGGGTGCTCTTCAATCTCGCGCATCAGCCTCGGATCATCGGAAAGCGCCTCCTCGCCAAAGCGTTCAAGGAGATTCTTCCCGGTCATCTGAAACTTGCGGAAGATCGTGTCTATCACACCATCCTTGTTGTCTGTTACATAGGTCTCTTTCGGGTGAAGCGCGTGGAATACCGGCTTACCGTTTCGCACGTCCTCTTCTGCGAATACCGGACTCGTGCCTAGTGCAAGGCCGTGGTCAAGCGCGTTGCCCAGCTGGTTGTAGAAATTGCTCTTTGCCAGTGCCGATACCAGCAAGTCATTGACCTGCTGAAACCACGTTCGGACTTCGGGGAAGTCCATCAACCGCGGATCCCACGGCATGGCCTTGAACCATCGTGAGGAGCGCGGGGTGAGGTAGCCTTGGTACCCGTCCGAGGCCATTCTTAGCGCATCTTGCGCAGCTGTCTGGTAAATGCTTGTAGGCTTCTCCGGCGGCTTTCCTTGGCGGTCTTCCTTGATTCCTTCGAGGCCAGGGAACACGTAGTCAATAACTTCCTGCCACCAGTCCTCCCACGGCTCACGCTCTTGCTGGAGTGAGTTGAATCGCTGGCGTATCTGGTCCTTGAGCTCTTCAGCCATTATTCACCCTGCGATAGCGTTGAGCGATTCCTGTTTCTGCCTTGCCTCAGAAACCTGTTCAGCGAGTCCATGTTGTATGCTCTCGCGTTCTCCTCAACTCTGGTCACCCACTCCCTGCCGGCAGCACTCTCGAGTTCATCGGGGCTGTTGAATGCCTCGATTTCTTCACTCCCGGATTTCTGCAAACCAACCTGCACAGTGCCGTCTTCGGATTCCCGGAACCACATATTGCTTCCCGGAACGCCGACCCACTCGGCATCATCGGCAAACGTCTGTCCACGGTCCCTGCCAGCACTCCCGCGGGGAGTTTCCGGATTATCAGGGTCAGAGCCGAGGACGCTTTGAAAGTCCTCAACCCGCTGGCGTTGCTTTCTGTTCAGTGGGTCTTTTCTGTTGGCCATGCTCCCTCCACGCAGTCGGTGTATACCATACTGCACACTTAGCATAGCACAACACGATAGAGGTGTCTACAAAAGTAGACGTGTCACGAGTTGTCACGTTTGTGGAGAGATTAAAGGTAGGTTAGCCTGTATACTTTCCTATACACTACACTTTTCGCCGCACGGTGTCAACCGATTTCGTGTGGTGTACGTATTCAGGGTACTGGTGGTCTCGGACTGCAGCCTTGATAACGAACATGAGCGTGAGGCTTGCTATCATGAATGCCCACAGCAGGAACACTATCGTAGCACTCGTCTGGTGCGGAGAGTTCAGGAAGTGCGTACACTGCGGTTCCATGATGAGTGTTACAGGCATAGCCCCCACGAACCATCCTGCGAGCCAGTACAGGCTCAATTTCCACGCCGAGAAGCTTGCTATGACGCCGTAGAAGAGAATCGGTGCGAATGGCCCTGCCCATTCTATGAACGGCGAAATACTGTCCTCGATCCACGTACGAGTTGGGGTGACCATGCCGGCACCCTTCCCGGATATCCACGCTGCGAGTACGTGTCCGAGCTCGTGCGCATAGCCAAAGTCCCAGAAGAAAATGAAGTGCCACAGAAGCGAAACAAACGCGATGAATCCTGCTACAGCATAGCGTTTCTCCATCGCATACTGGAGCCTATCATGCTTACTCCGAAGTGGTGCGCTCATTGTCCAACTCTCCCTTCCAAACGGACATAAAGCTCTTCATAGCCACCCTCGCTTGGCATAGGTTGTGTGTATGGCTTCATCTCCACGTACGGTGTAACTGGATGTGTGGAGAAATGGCGGAAACCGATCTCAAGCATGTCGAAGCGCGCTCCTACACGCCATTGCCATCTTACTCCGGATGGTGAAAACGCTCCACTATCGCCTGTCTCTGGTCCGAAACGGCTCGTTGCATACCCGCCGGCAAAGAAATGGTCAAATAGCTCTATCTCTCCGTCAAAGTGCGTGTATACTCCGTCCATTGATGTATCACTTGGCGCAGTAGCCTGCACATCCCAACCGTTTGAAGGAATAAGGCCAGACTCAAGCACAAACAGAAATGCAATCCAGTCAAGCATCACTACCTCCCTTCAGCCATCCAGGCCGGCCACGTAGCCCCATCCTTTCTCGGATGAACGCAACCTCATCCTCGCTCAAGAATATATCACGGCCATGCTTTGTCCCTAGGTTGTGGCGCTTGATGTGGCCGCGTACCGTCTCGCGCTTTATGCCGAGCTTGGCGGCGGCCTCTGTGGTGGTGTAGGTCATCGGTCTACCCATTGCTCGTAGCTATCATCGTCTACAGCGATCACCACGTCGCCAGTGCTGCGGCGCTCCCATACGACATTGACACTGCCGAGTTTCGCAGAGACGTACAAGCCCTCTTCGATAACAATTTCGGTTTCATCGTTTTGATCGCGCTCGAACTGGCGAGCAAGTTGCTGTAGATCGCTGAGCGTTACACCGCCCTCCGGGTATTCGCTCCAGTATTCACTGACCACGGTGTACGTTGTTTGCTTGTAGCGCTCTATCAACGCCTGCAATTGGTCAGGATCAGCCGGGTGGAAAAACTCGCCATCATCGAACGTGGTTTGATAGCCATCATCGAGAACGTAGAACCGTTCGAGCCGACTGCCATTCTCGTCCACGGTTTCGAACGTGTAAACATCTTCTTCTGGATTTCCACCGCATGCCTCGATTGCTTGCGGTGTGTTTTTCCCTGTTACGATTGCATGTGTCATCTTCATGACCTCCCCTTCAGTGTTTCTATTTAGAATGTACCACGTCCGGTACATTCTGTCAATAGAAGATTCAGGAGATTTGTTAACGTTCTTTCAGACCATAGTGCATCGGGTCAAAGCTCCACGTGTGTTTCTCTTCACCTATCTCAATCTCCTTGCCTACCGTGAGGTCAGCCCACCAGCCGGCCATGGCAACAGCAGTCATGAGGTTGCGTTCAGCGAAGCTCGTCTCTACTTCATAGTCCTGCTCTCGCACACGGGAGAGTTGCTCACTCAGATACGGTTCCAGTTTCAGGCGCCCTGAGATTGTCATGCGGTTCGAGTCAAAGAGCATCTGGAGGACAGTCATCACGTCTCGCCATGCCACCTGGTCGGCAAATTGGCGCTCACTGCCGGAGCCCTGTCGGAGTGATACGCTGTAGACAGACAGATCGCGGTCTCGGAGTGCCTGTACTACTGCATCACCCAAATGGGTGCGGTCAATGATTACCTCGATGTCATCCAGAAGTGAAGGGTGTTCGTGGATTTCTGTGAGGCGCTTGGTAATTGCCGGCTCAGACAGTGAGCTTAGCTCCTCGAGCCACTGCACCTGATAGTGGTATTTGCCTATGCCACCATGGGTTTCCAAATGTGTGTAGAGTAGCGCGATGGCGGGGTGTTGGCCCCAACCTGTACTTACGCTG